AAATAATATACTTAATGAAAATAAGGCAGAGATTACTAAATTGTCAGACAACTAACTGGTTCCAATATAGAAACAACCAAAATCTTAACTATTTATGGGAAATTATAAAATACCTTCTGACATCTGTAAAGAAGCGAAGGACTATATGAAGGACGTACTGCAAAGATTGGAAGAATCAGGAGTATTGGAAAATGTAGATACTGCTGCACTAGATATGCTAGCCAGAAACTATAGTATGTTTATCGCTGCTTCTAAACAGATCGAGCGCGAAGGTGCTACTATCACTAATGTACAGGGAAATATAGTGAAACATCCTGCTGTAACTATTGCCAAAGATGCACAAGTACAGGCTGTAAAAATTATGCAAGAATTTGGACTAACGGCTAAAGCCAGAACCAAACTACCTAAACTGGATAAAGAGAAAGAAGAAGATTCACCACTGGAACAATTTGTAAAGACTGCTAAAGAAGTACGCTAATGAAACTATACTACGATTATTGTAGTAAGGTTTTAGATGGTAGTATTGTTGTTGGAGAATATATTAAACTAGCCTGTGAGAGATTCCAGAACGATCTTCAAAGGGATGATCTGGTATTCAGAGTAGATAAAGTAGACCGGGCTATTCAGTTTATTTCTACTCTTAGACACTATACAGGTAAACATTCTGGTAAATCATTCATACTAGAAGGCTGGCAGCAGTTCATAATAGCTAATATAGTAGGCTGGTACTGGAAAGAATCAGGTACAAGAAGATTTACCAGTAGTTATATAGAAGTAAGTAGAAAACAGGGTAAAGCACTTAGTTTAGATACGCCTATTCCAACTCCTACAGGATGAACAACTATGGGAGAATTGCAGGTTGGTGATAAAGTATTAGGAAGAGACGGATTACCTACAAATGTAACATTTATAACTCCAATTCAATATAATAGAAACTGTTATAAAGTAAGCTTTGAGGATGGAGAAGTTATTACTGCTGATGCAGATCACCAATGGCAGATAAAGACAAAGACCAAAGGCAGCATTACTTTAACCACAAAAGACCTTATCAATTTTAAACGAATTAGAAAAGATGGGAAAGGTACTGAATATATGTATAGAGTACCAATGAATAGATCTTTAGAATTACCTGAAACAGAATTGCCTATTGATCCTTATGTTTTAGGGTTGTGATTAGGCGATGGGGATTCTTCAAAACCTAATTTTACAGTCAGTAAAAATGATTTAGAAATGTATGATTATCTTATTCCTTTATATGGTCAATATAAAATTTATGAGGATAAGAGAAATAAGAATACTTTAAACATTTCTTTTGCAGGAGACAAAGGTAAAGACAATTCGCGATTAAGGCACCAATTAATAAATGCTGGAATATTTCAAAACAAGCATATACCAGAAATCTATCTTAGAGCCAGTAAAAAGCAAAGACTGGCATTAATACAAGGATTAATGGACACAGATGGAACTATTAGCACTGCTGGAGAATGCGAGTTTGTCCAAAAGAATACTTTAATAGCTGATGCTTTCTGTGAATTATTGAGTTCTTTGGGGATTAAATATCATAAAACGACTAAGATTCCTTCTTTAAATGGTAAGAAATGTAATCCTGTACAAAGAATACATTTCTATACTGATAAACAATTACCTTGCTTTAGATCGAAAAGAAAATACGATAGGCTTAAAGATCATTTGAATAAGAGAATGTTATATAAGTCCATTGTAAATATTGAGACAGTAGAATCAGTACCTGTAAAATGTATTACTGTGGATAATGAAGACTCGCTTTATTTATGTGGAACCAGGTTTACAGTAACACATAATACGGCTTTAGCTGCTGCATTATGTTTGTACTACTTAATAGCTGATGGCGAAGATGGTGCAGAAGTTTTACTGGCTGCTAACAGTAAAGAGCAAGCTAAAATTGCTTTTGATATGTGCAGTAAGTTTAGTAAAGGGCTAGATCCTAAAGGTAAATATCTCACTGCTTATAGGGCAGATATTTTATTCAGTCTCAATAATTCAAAACTAAAAGTACTGGCTGCTGACGATAGTAAGCTGGATGGTTTTAATGCTAGCTTTGGTTTATTGGATGAATACCACGCTGCTGCAAATAGTAAAGTGAGAGACGTTATTAAGTCCTCTATGGGAATGCGTGAGAATCCACATCTATGTACTATTACTACTGCTGGGTTTGATAAATTATTACCTTGTTACCAACTTAGAACTGTAGCTATTGAAGTGCTAAACCATCTAAAGGAAGATGACAGTATGTTTATTGCTATTTACTCTTTAGATGGTAGTGATTATTGGCAGGATGAAAAGAACTGGTGTAAATGTGCTCCCAATTTAGGTGTAACAGTTACTAAAAAATATATCAAGGAACAGGTACAGCAGGCAAAGAATAATCCCAGTGATGAAGTTGGAGTTAAAACTAAAACCTTAAATATCTGGTGTGATTCTGCTACTGTTTGGATTCCAGAAGACTATATAGTGAAATGTAGTGATATAGTAGATCTTTCTTCTTTAAATGGTAAAGAGTGTTATGTCGGTGTAGATTTAGGTGCTACCAGTGACTTAACAGCTGTATCATATTTAGTAGTAGATAATGATAAGTATTACTTCAAAACTCACTATTACCTTCCAGAATCAGCATTGGAAGAAAAGACTGATAAAGAATTATACAAGTTATGGAAGCGAGCAGGACTATTAACTGTTACGCCTGGGAATGTTACAGACTATGACTATATAACCAGTGATCTGCTTAAAGCCACAGAAGTTGTTAATATTGTATCAGTTAGCTATGATAAATTTAATGCTACTCAATGGGCTATCAATTGTACAGAACAGGGATTGCCATTAGAAGAATATCCACAAACACTAGGCAGTTTCAATAGACCTACTAAAGAACTGGAAAGACTTATACTATCAGGACAGGCAGTAATAGACAATAACGATATTACTAGAAACTGCTTTAGAAATGTAGTGCTAAAATCTGATTACTGTGATAATGTAAAGCCTGTAAAAACTCAGGATAAAAAGAAAATAGATGGCGTGATTGCTATGATACAGGCATTAGGGGGATACTTACAAACGCCACACTACAGCAATTCAATATTTACGATATAAAACCTTAACTATGGGATTATTTGATTTTTTGAAAAAGAAACCAAAACAAGTAATAGAAGAAGAAAGGGCTTATTCACCTTATGGGTTGAATAGTCTGATATATAATTCCAATTCCAGCTACAGTAATAACAAAGCTATGCTATTATCTACAGTTTATAGATGTGTAGATGTTATTGGAGATTCTGTAGCTCAATTGCCTTTAGAACCTTACTTTATTGATAAAAACGGTTACAAAAGGAAGTTTACAGAACATCCTTCTTACTATTTACTAAATAGAGAACCAAGTAAAAAGATGAGCCGATTTACTTTTATGAAAACATTAATTACTAGTGTTCTCTTAAAAGGTAATGGCTACGCATATATAGAAAGAGATAACAAAGGGGATGCAGTAGCATTGGAATTAATTCCTTCTGAATTAGTGACTGTATCTAATTTGAATGACAACATAATGTACAATGTTGTAGGATTCAAGCAACTGGTAGAACCTGTAAATATGATCCATATTCTGAACTTCAGTTATGATGGCATTACAGGGATCAGTACACTGCAACACGCTAAAAATACTTTAAGACTAGCTACAGATAGTGAAGCGCACGCTGAAGGATTCTTTAAAGGTGGTGCAAACTTAGCTGGAATCATTAAATTACAATCTTCATTAACACCAAAGCAGAAGCAAGATATTAGTGAGGTTTGGCAAAAGACATTTAGCCCGATTACAGGTACTCCAAACGGTGTAGCTGTACTGGAAGGTAATATGGACTTCCAGTCAATTACAGTTAATCCATCTGATGCACAACTATTAGAAACTAGACAGTTTAATGTAATAGACATTTGTCGCTTCTTTGGCGTTTCACCAGTTAAGGCATTTGACCTAAGTAAAAGTAGCTACAGTACAGTGGAAGCTACACAACTGGCATTCCTTACCGATACACTAGCACCTTTATTAGAAAAGATAGAGCTGGAATTTGAAAGAAAACTGTATAAACCATCTGAAAGAAATAGTATAGATGTACGCTTTGATACATCTGTATTGCTTAGAGCAGATAAGGCTAGTCTTGCAAATTACTATAATACCTTATTCCAGATTGGGGTTATTACTCCAAATGAAATTAGAAAGGCATTGGACTTGGAAGCTATAGAAAATGGAGATCACACATTTGTACAGGTAAATATACAGACCTTAAACAATGCTGTGAAAGATAAAGCTGATATTGATCCTTTAAATGGTAATAGTAATGATACAGAAAGTATATAAGGGTTCTGATCTTATTATTGATTTGGCATTAAAAGACAAAAGTGGTAATACATATAGAGTTACCGATGTTATGGGGTTTGTAATAAAATTCTATACAACAGATCCTATGGTTAATGTAGAGTGCTCCAAATTGCCTAATGAACAATATTTCAATATTATAAAGAATGAATCTACAGATTCTGCTGTATTAAATTCCAGCGACTTAAATAAATTGAATGATGGTTTGTTACATTATGAATATCATATTCGAGTAATGGATTCTTCTTTTGATGATAATATTTATGATGAAATAGTAACAGGGGAAACTAATCTTTTTTTAAAATCTAAACCCTGCTAGCTATGGGAAGATATAAATTAGAACTTACAAGAAGTAACATTAAGGTTATATCTGATGAGTCTGCTAAACGTACTCCATTATGACTAAGACTTATTATTAATCAGGATGAAGGTACAACAAATGATATTAATGTACGAGTACATTTAGCGACTAAAGGCTTACCTACCCACTATAGACTAAGTGAATGTAAAGAATTTACAGATGCAAAATGAATTTCATTTGATTGTAATTATGTTGATTTTATATTTTCACCATCTAAAGAATTGAAGGAGTTATATGGTCAAACAAAGAATAATTATTATGATTCCAATACAGCAACAGAAACCATAACATTAATATAACAATGGATAAAGACAAATTGAATAATACATATTATTTAGAACTAAAAAGGGCTAATGTTGTATTAGGTTCTGGCGGTAGCGAGATTGTGCCAACTTGGGGTATTATTGTTGGAGACATTAAGCAACAAAAGGATCTACAGGATGAACTATCCCAAATAAAAGAATCTATTCCTGCTTCTTATGATGAAGATATTAACCATCTAAAAGAAGAAAAGGCAGATAAAGCTGATACATATACCAAAAAGGAAGTAGACGATAAGATAGCAGGTTCTGGTAGTGTTGATCTTACTGATTATTATACCAAACAGGAAATAGAAGGTAAAGGATATTTGACAACAGAAACAGATCCTACAGTTCCAGATTGGGCTAAACAAGCTAATAAACCGGTATATACAGCTAACGAAGTCGGCGCACTGCCTGATACTACTAAGATTCCTGATATTACTGGACTGGCTACTAAAACGGAATTAACAGAAGGTCTGGCAACAAAGGCTGATCTTTCTTCTTTAAATGGTTTAGCGACTAAAAAAGAATTAGAAAGTAAAGCTAATTCTACTGATGTATATACTAAAACAGAAATAGACAATAAGAATTATCTTACTGCTATTCCTGATACTTACGCAAGTAAGGATTATGTATCTGGAGAAATAGCAAAGATCCCAACTGTAGATTTATCTGCATATAGTACTACAGAGCAAAATGATACAAAATATCAGCCAAAAGGAGATTATCTGACAGAAGTCCCTTCTGAATATATAACTGAAACAGAACTGACAGCTAAAGATTATGCTACAAAAATAGAATTATCCAGTAAAGCAGAAGTTAGTACTATACCATCTAAAGTAAGCCAACTAACTAATGATTCAGGATATGTGACTGATATTTCTGGCAAAGTTGATAAAACAGAATTAGCAAAATATGCTTTAAAAGCAGAATTGCCTACTGTTGATGTTACTAAGGCTTATGTAGATGAAGCATTAGCTGAAAAAGCAGATAAAACAACCATTCCAGATATTAGTGATTTGGCAACTAAAAATGAACTTGCATCTGGATTATCTACCAAAGCTGATATATCTCTTTTAAATGGTAAAGTCGATAAAGTAGAGGGTAAATCATTAATATCTGATAGTGAAATTTCCAGACTAGCTACAGTTGTAAATTACAATGACACAGAGTTACGAACAGAAATAGCAACCAAAGCCAATGCAAGCGCAGTCTATACAAAAGAACAAGTAGATAGTAAACTAACTGCCACATATAAGTTTAGAGGATCTGTGGATAATTATGCTGCATTACCAAAAGAAAATAATACTGCTGGTGATGTATACAATCTACTGGACACAGGTTATAATTATGCGTATGTAGGTGAAGGACTAGGAGAACTAAAAGATGGTTGGGATAATCTGTCTGGTATAGTTGATCTATCTGAATATCAAAAAACAGAAAGCGCAGATAGTAAATATGTTGTAAAAGAAGCTGGTAAATCATTAGTCTTAAATAGTGAAATAGAAAGGTTATCAACAATAGTAAATTATGATGATACAATTATAAAAGCGGATATTACTAATATTCAAAACACTAAAGCTGATAAAACTGCTATTCCAGATATAACAGGGTTGGTGACAAAAGCAGAGGTTAGCACAGGTTTATCTGGCAAAGCTGATATTCTTTCTTTAAATGGTAAGGTTGACAAAATAGAGGGTAAAGGATTATCTACCAATGACTATACGAATGAAGCGGTAACACAACTAGCAGAACTATGAAATAAAGGGGTTATATTAGATAAAGCTATATGGATTGGAGATACAAAACCACCAGAAGGTTATTCTATTTGGCTTGATACATCTGAAATTAGCAATTAATTATGAAAGTACTAATAAATGGCTTATGGAAGAAATTAAATATAGATGCTGATACTGTAAATAATAAGACGGTTGAGAACAATGTACCTGCTAATGCTAAATTCACTGATACTATTTATGATGATACTGAATTATCAAATAGGGTAACTTCTATAGAAAGTCAACTTACAGGACTTAATACTATATTAACTGAAATACTAGGAGAGTAATGGAAACAATAATACAAAATATTCAACGATTACAAGAAACTAAAGAAGCTATAAAACAAGCTTTAACGAATAGAGGTGTTTCCGTTAGTAACAGTGACACATTTTATTCTTATGCAGAAAAGATCGCAGCTATTAGCAGTGAAAAAGTTAATTTGAATATTTTAGATAATATAGGAAATCCTGTAACTGAAGCTACTGTAGATATTTATTATTGAGATGACAAAGTAGAGTCCTTTACTTCTACAGGAGCAACTTTAACTATCTATATTCCACAATATGTTTATTATACTATTAAAATAACATATACAAAATATAAATACGAGGATATAAGTTATACAGCTATTAACGGAAACACTAGAGATATTAATTTGAGTGTATTTGGTGTATTTATTTGTGATAATACAGGCGTATTGACA